TTTCGTTATCCATGGTACTCATTGGATTCATTCACACCAGTGATATCCGCAGTCTGGGGAAGCGTACTGTTGCCATTGGTAAGAGATAATGATTTTCGTTACTTTGGTGTTTTAAAGGATGAAAAGAAGAGTTGGATAGGAATGTCAATTTACAGAATATCTGATCAGGCAGTTCATACGGTAGGAACCACAAGTAGTTATACCACTCTTAAACCATATCTAACAGACAGATATGAGTCATTCATTAAAGAAAATGGATTTACCTTGGGTAAGATATATTATCAAAAGATCCGACCAAGGCGTGGAAAAAAGGAGAAGATTGAAAGTGAGCAGAAGTTATTTTCTTTGATAGAAGAGCCATTAGACACGAAAGAAAGGACTTTAGCAAATCATTGGGAAGAACGTATGCGTTGGAATTTAACAATGTGGACAAAATTACAAGAAAGGGCTCCAATATATCCCAGGAAATTTGATGAACCTTTTCCTAAAGAAGAATCTATAATTGAAGGTAAGAAAACCATTATGTATATGGGTGTCTCCACAACGACACACCTTGAAATATTTAACAAGGTGACTCCAAAACTTGATATTTTAATAAGTTTTGCGTATCTGAACGATAATATCTCCAAGATGATTAAAAAGTATGTAAAATGAAAACATATCTGTCCGCTGGGTTGGTTGTAATTCAAAACCGGAGAATTCTTTTGGTGCATCCAAGGAATGCTTCTTGGTGGGGAACTTATTCTATTCCAAAGGGGTTAGTTGAGCCAGGGGAGTCTCCTTGGGATACTGCCATAAGAGAAACTGAAGAGGAGACAGGATTGGTAATGAAGAAAAATGAAACAATAGGATGCGTTGGACAGGTTCATTATCCTGGCAGTTTAAAAAGTGTCCTATTATTTTTGGCTTATTTAAAGAAACCAGTTTCACTTGGTTTCACTCCTAATGATGAGGTTGACTGGGCTGGGTTTCTAACCTTGAAGGAAGCCAAGAAAAGAATATTGCCTCATCTTGATATAGTATTGGAATATTTAATTTAAATCAAATTAAAATGGAACACTTATTTAAAGGAACCCCAAAAGAAAAAGGCGGTATGCAGTCCGGTACTACGAAAAGTATTGATATGATTGCTCGTTATATTAAACCGTTACTCAATGATAGAGGGTTTGATATAGAATTTCTTCGAGGAGAAAATGTTCATGAGTTTAGAAAACTTTCTGACTACGCTAATTGGAGTAAAATGGTACAGCGATTCCTTCCAAAGGGCAGTGGATTACTGACAAGAATTTTTTATATAGAGGATCCCTCTTATGCGTTCATCTCTCAAAATTGGGCAATGCCTAACTACACAAATTCCAAAGTCTTACAAGACAAACCAAGACTTAGTATTCCAAAAGACATAATGGATAAAACAACGACAGAGCAAAGAACCTCAGTAATGTGGGGAATTTGTAAAGTATTGGAATGGCATTTCTTCATATATGATTATTTACATTATAAATTTGCCTTAGCTAAATTTACAGACATACCTATTGAAGGATGGGATTTGACAGATAGATTTCGTCCAGGGGATAGAATGCATATTAAGCCTGATTATCAATTAAGATTGTTTAAATCTATTTCTCACTTGGAATTTGAATTAATAATGATGTTAAATATAAAATAATGAAAATTAGCAAAGAACAATTGCAAAAGGCTTTAGAAATTGTGAAACCAGGACTTGCCAATAAGGAATTAATTGAGCAGTCCACTTCGTTTGCCTTTATGGATGGTAAGGTAGTCACTTATAATGATGAGATAAGTATTTCCCATCCTGTAGAAGGTCTTGAAATACAAGGAGCCATTCTTGCTGATAACTTATATAAATTCCTTGGTAAGATTAAAGAAGATGAGATTGAACTTACTGTTGAAGATAATGAAGTCCTCCTTTCCACAGAGAAAGCAACGGCAGGATTCACTCTGCAAACTGAAATAAAACTTCCTCTGAATGAAGAGTTAAAAAATAAAGAACCATGGCAAAGATTGCCAGAGAACTTCATTGAGAATATTGCTTTTGTCATGACTGCTTCCGGTTCAAGTATGAATGAACCTCTTCTTACCTGTGTGCATGTAAATAAAACAGGATTTGTTGAAGCCTCTGACAGCTATCGAATTGCAAGACATACTCTATCAAAAGAAATGCCAGTTGACACATTTCTTATTCCAGCCACATCTGTCGTAGAAGTAGTGAAATTAGATCCAAAACCAACAAGAATAACCAGAGGAAAAGGCTGGGTGCATTTTAGAAACCGGACGGGAACAATTATATCCTGTCGTATTTATGAAGATAAATATAAAGACTTGTCATCAATCCTACAGGTAACTGGAACACGAGTGATCCTCCCAGAGGGATTGGATGGAATATTAGCAAAAGCCATGGTTTTCTCTAAAAGAGATCACATACTGGAGGAAGAAATTATAATGATTATCAAAAATAAAAACCTTAAAATGAAGGCGTCCTCTGATTCCGGTTGGTTTGAGGAAGATGTAGATATGCCGGACTTTAAAGGGGATCCTATCAAATTTGTAATCACTCCATATCTGTTGAAAGGAATTTTGAAGGAGACAAGAACCTGTGAGCTTGCTCGTGACAGGGTCAAATTTGAAGGGACTGATTGGATTTATGTAAGTGTATTGAGGGATCCTAAAGAAAAGAAATAATGCAAGAAGGATTCTTTACAAAGAAAGAAACACAATCAATATCTCGTCCTGGTGGAAGGGTTTACTCCTGTGTGGCATGTGGTTTATGTAAAGATTGTAAAAGTCCCAAGATGGAACCTTTTGGTAATTTCAAGAAAAAGATTCTCAATATCGGAGAGGCTCCAGGAGAGATTGAAGATAATAAAGGGAAACCTTGGCAGGGAAAGGTAGGTAAATTATTACAAAGGACATATGATGATCTTGGTATTGATTTATTTGAAGACTGTCTTAATATCAATGCCTGTTCGTGTCGTCCTGTAGATAAAGAGGGAAACAACCGCAGTCCTTCTAATTTTGAGGTGGAATGCTGCCGTAAGACCGTATTGCGTACAATAGACGAGTATAAACCCAAATTAATAATTGTTCTCGGGAATTCAGCCTTATTTAGCCTCATAGGGCATCGGTGGAAAAAAGATTTAGGAGGTATTACAAAGTGGAGAGGTTATACTATACCCGATCAAGATTTTGATGCCTGGGTTTGTCCCACGTTCCATCCAAGTTTTATTGAACGAAGTTTTGACTTCAAAGGAACCTCGGTAGAGAAAGTTATTTGGTTGCAAGATTTAAAGCAAGCCTTTAAATCAATCCATAGAGCCTTTCCAAAATACGTTGAACCAAAGATTGAGATAATTGAAGATCTATCAGTCTTAGACAATATAATAACAGAAATTGCATTTGACTTTGAAACCACAGGATTAAAACCTCATGCCCCTGGACATAGAATAGTGTGCTGTGGTATAGCAACCAGTGAAAATCACGCATACGTGTTTATGATGCCAGAGACAAAAAAAGAAAGACAACCATTCATAGACGTATTAACCAATAAAAATATTGGTAAGATTGCTCAAAATATGAAATTTGAAGAAACTTGGAGCGTTGTACGCCTAAAACAATCAGTGCAAAATTGGGTGTGGGATACAATGTTGGCTTCCCACATATTTGACAATAGAGCAGGGACTACCAATCTAAAATTTCAAGCCTATGTTAATTTTGGTATTGTTGATTATTCTTCTGAGATAGCTCCTTATCTTCAAGCAATTGATAATAAAGATGGGAATGCATTAAATCGAATAAATGAGTTATTGGCAAAACCGGGAGGGAAAGAAAAATTAATGAAATATTGTGGACTGGATTCCATTTATGAATTTAGATTGGCTATGCAACAGAGATCAGATTTATTACCGTTTTAAAACATATGATATGCTATATAATCCACGATTCGAAGAAGCCTACAAATTGATGCATGATGGGATTTTAGCCTTATCACGTGCCGAACAGCAAGGATTAAGAGTTGATGTGGAATATGTTGAACGAAAGATGAGAGTTCTAACTCATAAGATCAACAAACTTGAAGCGTCTTTTAAACAAACTAATTTCTTCAAACATTGGCAACACGCAGTAAAAGGAACCATTAATATTCACTCTACCACACAATTAGGAATCTTTCTTTATAGAGTAAAAAAGATAAAGATTGAAAAGGAAACCGTGTCAGGGCAAGGGGCTACAGATGATGAGGCCTTGAGACAAATGAACATCCCTGAACTAAATGATTTGCTGCAAATTCGTAAACTTAAAAGAGTTCGTGATACTTATTTGAGTGCTTTTGCCAGAGAACAAGTGAATGGCTATCTTCATCCATTCTTTAATTTACACTTGGTAACTACATACCGAAGTTCATCGGACCATCCTAATTTTCAAAATATTCCAGTGAGGGACGAAGAATCCATGCAAATCTGTCGTAAAGCATTATATCCACGTCCAGGGCATCAATTGGTTGAGATTGATTATTCAGGGCTTGAAGTACGAATTGCTGCCTGTTATCATAAAGATGAGACTATGTTACATTATATAAACGATCCTAAGAGTGACATGCACGCGGATATGGCTAAGCAATTATTTATTGTTAATAAATTTGATAAATCATTACCTTCTCATAATATTCTACGGCAGGCTGCTAAAAATGGTTTTGTATTTCCACAATTCTATGGAGACTATTATAAAAAATGTGCAATTAATATGGCTTGTAATTGGGGGAAATTATCTCAGGGAAGATGGAAGTCAGGGGAAGGAATAGAAATGCCAGAGGGGACATTGGCAGATCATTTTATAAGTAAAGGGATTAAATCATTGGACTCTTTTATTGAGCATGTTAAAAAAATTGAAACTGACTTCTGGGAAAGGAGATTTCCAGAATATGCTGAATGGAAGAATTATTGGTATAATACTTATAAAAAATATGGGTATATTGACTTGCTAACAGGGTTTCGATGTAGTGGAATAATGAGCAAAAATGACTGCATCAATTATCCAGTACAAGGAGCTGCATTTCATTGCCTATTAAAATCTTTAATTCGTCTTGACGAACTTATAACCAGTGAAAAACTTGATAGTAGGATTGTTAGTCAAATACATGACAGTATTTTACTGGATGTCTCTCCTGACGAGTTAGAATATGTAATAGAAATGGCACACAAAATAACTTGCTTTGAAATCCCAGAAGAGTGGAAGTGGATAATTGTTCCTTTAACAATTGATGCGGAAGTTTGCGAAATTGATAAATCATGGGCAGAAAAGAAAAAATATGACTTCAAAGGTATTCATACAATCATTAAGTAATATTAAGGTTTGTTTTATTTTTTGTATAATAATTGTAATATAAGTAAAAAAAATAAATGAGTTTATACCTCAAATACCGACCAGACAACTTGGCACAAATAAAGGGCAATGCTGACATAACATCTGCCCTGGAAGGGATGTTGGATGATTTACCAAATTGTCCACATTCCTTTCTTTTTTCAGGGCCAACTGGTTGTGGTAAAACAACACTTGCTCGTATTATAGCAGATAGGTTGGGTTGTAAAGGATCCGATTTGAAAGAAATAGACTCAGCTCAATTCCGAGGAATAGACACCGCCAGGGAAATAAGGAATCAAAGTAATTACATGGCAATAGAAAGTGACTGTCGTGTGTGGATAATTGATGAGTGTCATAAAATGACAAATGATGCACAAAATGGATTATTAAAAATACTTGAAGACACACCAGAGCATGTCTATTTCGTTTTGTGTACTACCGAACCACAAAAATTAATAGCAACAATAAAAGGAAGGTGTCAACAATTTCAAGTTAAACCTTTATCAGAACAGGATATGTATCATTTACTTAGAAAAGTGACGCACAAGGAAGGAGAAACACTTGACAAAGAAATATATGATATTATTATCCGCGACAGTCTCGGGCTGCCAAGGAATGCTTTACAAATATTGGAAAAGGTGTTGCGAGCAAAGCCTGAAAGGAGAATAGAAATAGCACAACAGGCTGCTGCTGAACAATCACAATCTATTGAACTTTGTCGAGCATTATTAAAACCTAATTGTTCTTGGAAAGAAGTGAATACCATATTGAGAGGATTAAAGGATCAAGAAGCAGAAAGTATTCGTAGAGTTGTATTAGGTTATTGTCAAGCCGTATTATTAAAAGGTGATATATATCGAGCAGGGTTAGTGCTTGAGGAATTTATCAGTCCATTCTATGATAGTGGATTTCCACAATTGGTTTACGCTTGTTATTCAGTAATTAAAACTAAATGATATGAACTACAAGGATGACATAAGAATAGATGAGATGGCATTGGAAATTGAGTGGCTCGACCAAGCCAGTCTTGCTATGAAATATGGTAGATATTATGCCCTTGCCAGGAGAAGGTTAATAGAAGCTGAGGAGAAAGTAAAGGTTACCAGGGCTGAGCTTATCGCAGAGGCAAATGCAGACCCAGAAGGATGCTGTAATAAGGACAAACCTAATGCGGCTGATATCGAAGCATATTATCGAATGCACAAACGCCATAAAAAGGCAAAAGAAGAGTGGGTGACAGCGCAATACGAATTCGATATGGCAGAGGCTGCTAAAAATGAGATTGGTTTTACAAGAAAGTCTGCATTGGAAAATCTTGTGAGACTCCATGGACAACAATATTTTGCTGGTCCAAAAATTCCCAGGGATATTGCATGGGAGCGTCAAGAGAAACAGAAGAGAAGAGATGTTGGAGTAGCATCAAATTTAGCCCGTAAAAGATGAATGATTTAAGTGGATTAAATATAATTGGTTTGATTATTGTTATACTGCTTGGTGCCTATATCTTAGGACGTGTACTTACAAAGGCAGGATTGCATGAGTTTGATAGTTATTTAAATAAAAAGTTCAATAAATTTAAAAAAGAAAAAGAAAATGGTAAAAAAGAAAAGTAGTAATTTCAGAGGTAAGGTTGCAGGTGATGCTCAAAGACAGCAGAAAGCAGCAACATCTTATGGACATTTGTCACTTCCAAGAGGGGTAAATGTCTTCAGTCCAGAACCAGGAGGTCGAGTAAAACTTGATTTCCTACCATATGAAGTAACGGATCCAAAGCATTCTGACAGGAATCCAGAGGCAGAAGTTGCAATGCCAGGAACACTCTGGTATAAACATCCTTATAAACTTCACCGCAATGTAGGTGTGGAAAATGATGCTGCCGTTTGCCTTTCATCCATTGGAAAGAAGTGCCCAATTTGTGAGTACCGAGCAAAACAAATTAAGGCGGGTGCTGACAGAGAGGATACTGATGCTATAAAACCATCTCTGAGGAATCTTTATATAGTCGTTCCTCTCGATAGCAAAAAGCATGAAGAGAAGCCTCATATATTTGACATAAGTCAATATAATTTTCAAATTATGTTAAATGATGAACTTGAAGAGCATGAAGAATATGAAGTATTCCCAGATATTGAGGAAGGATTAACCTTGAAAATTAGATTTGCTTCCAAGACAATAGGAAAGGGACAGCCTTTTGCTCAAGCAAGTCGTATTGACTTCCTTGAACGTGAAGAAACTTATGATGAAAGCATTCTTGAGAAGGTTCCTAATCTTGATGAGGTTTTAATAATACTTTCTTATGATGAATTGCATGCCAAGTTCTTCGATATGGAAGATGAAGAAGAAGGAGGTAAATTAAGCTCTGCCGATGATGATGAAGAGGAGGAAGAAGATGAAAAACCAATCCGCAAAAAGAAAACAATTCCTCCTAAAAGACAATCTCATCAGGAAGAAGAAGAGGAGGATGACCGCCCTGCCAAGAGGAAAGTAAGAAAAAAGGAAGTAGAAGAAGAAGAGGAAGAAGAAGAGGAAGAAGATGAAAAACCAACTCGCTCTTCAAAACGCTCCACCTCAGAAAGATCCTCTGGTAAGAAAAACAAATGTCCTCATGGTCATAAGTTTGGAGAGGATCATGAAGAATATGATGAATGCGATGATTGTAAATCATGGGATGGGTGTCTTGAAGAAAAGGAGAAATAGATGTCAATACTTGGTGTAGATACGAAAAGAAAAGGCTTTAAACTTGTAGGAGTTTCACTCCCCCTACAAGTTCATAGTCAATTGACTCTTTATACCTTAGCCAAAGGAATAGCAAAGTCAACTTTATTTAAGACTTTAATTGATGACTGGTTAAGTGATCAAAAGACATTGGAGTCAGAGGAGGAACTTATTCAACAACTTGTCATTCGCATTAACAATGAATGGCAAGCTGAGAAGACAGTCCATCCAAGGTCCAGTTTCAATGAATTTAAAGCAAAGTTAATTCAAGAGTTGGAAGTAAAAGGGTTGGAGGGTAAACAAATTCATACTGTCATTAAAGGCATAAAGGAAAAATAATGGAAAGAACCAAGAAACCAATACCTCTGAGTACTCAAATGCGACGTAAGGTAGCAACAGGTGGGAAAGAAAAATATGTAGAATACGAAGGATATTTCCCAGGAAATAATATCAGTACTGGATCTACTCTTTTAGACCTGGCTATATCAGGAGGACGAGTACGTGGTGGGGGACTCCCTGCTGGTATATTGGTAGAAATCTTTGGTCCGAGTGGTTCCGGTAAAACAGTTCTGCTATCAGAAATTGGAGGGGATATTCAAAGAAAAGGAGGGGAATTAATATTCAATGATCCAGAGGCTCGTCTAAATCCAATATATGCCAAGATATTTGGATTAGAATTAAAGAAAGAGAATTACCACCGCCCAGACACAGTCCCTGAAGTATTTAAAGCCATACGAGCCTGGAAACCTGTAGGAAGAAAGAAAGACACCATCCACGGGATAATGGCAGACTCACTTGCCGCTCTATCTACTGATCAAGAAATGGATAAGGAAGAAGGGGATAAGATGGGAATGCGACGTGCTAAAGAATTCAGTGCGGAATTAAGAAAGACTTGTCGTATTCTTGCACAGAATAACTTCCTAATGGTATGTAGTAACCAGGTAAGGATAAATGTAAGGGGAGGTGATTGGGGCCCAAAGTACTCCACACCTGGAGGGGAAGCCGTTGGTTTCTATTCCAGTTTAAGATTAAAAACTCAAGTCCTTAAAAAGATAAAAAAGGATAAAACATATCATGGTAAAGCCATTAGTAGAGTTGTGGGTGTTGAAATAGAAGTTGAAGTATTTAAAAATTCCGTTTGGAAGCCTTTTCGTAAAGCACCTGTCACCATTATATTTGATTATGGTGTTGATGATATACGACAAAATCTTCAATTCATTAAGAACTTTTCCAAAAGTTCTGTCTATTCATTAAGTGGAGAAGCACTGGATAAAAGTATAGATGCAGCAATAGACAAGATTGAAGAAGATGGGCGGGAAGAGGAACTCCGCCAAGAAGTAATTCTACTATGGAACAAAATTGAGTTGCAATTTGACAGTCATCGTAAACCAAAAAGACAATGAAAACCGGGGATATCGTTATGATTTTTGGGAACCCAATAAAATTGGAATACCCAATAGGAAAAGCAAAGTTAATTTCTTTGTTATCTTCCCATCCTGAAAACTTAGAATTTTGGGAGATTGAATACTTAAATGATCCTAATCATCATTATCAAGCACTTATAAAGAAAGACAATGGAAAGAACAAAACAATTTAGAAGGAAATTGACAGGAATTAATTTTGAAACTGGAAAAACCACATTCAAGGAACCAACCATCTTAACCAATGATCCCAGTATGACAGCATGGGGTTGGGCAGTGGTAGATTCTCAAAATAAGGTTATTAAAACAGGTTGCATTAAAACAGAAAAATCAGGTAAAAAACTACGCATTAGAGTGGCTGATGATGATGCAAAAAGAATCAGTGAAATAAATAAAATACTGCTTGGTATAATCAAATGTTGTAATGTCAAATATATTTTATCTGAATTGCAACATGGTAGTCAGAATGCTATTGCAGCCAAGTGGGTAGGAGCCACTACGGCAATAATGGTAACCATTGCAGATACTCTTGATATTGGAATTGAATTTTATTCAGAAAATGATAGTAAAAAATGTTTACTTGGAAAGAAATCAGCAACAAAACAGGAAACCATTAATGCTATCAGTAAATTATATGACGTCCCTTGGTTAAATATTGCTTTTAGAGATGAGGCAGTGGCTGATGCTTTATCAATTCACTATTGTGCCAGTAAAAATTCACCAACACTTAAAATGATGAAGAGATGAAAGCAGAATGCACCCCACTATCTGATCTAAGATTAGCAATAGAAGCTGGCAAAGAGCGAGGTATCATATTTAAAGAGATGCGAATGCTTGATGTAAAATTTAAGCAACTGATCCAATCCACTGAGTTTATTTCTGCATTCAATGAAGCCTATCCTTTAGGTGCGGACATGACTATAATACGGGTTAATAAGGTTATGAAACTCAATGGTTTGTTAAAAATCAAAATTTACCCATTATGAAAAGAATACTTGTAACGGGAGGAGCAGGATTCATAGGATCACATCTTTGTGAATATTTACTCAATCAAAAAGAGAATGAAGTTGTCTGTTTAGATAATTATTTTTCAGGTCGAAAAGAAAATATTTATCATTTGTTGAATAATCCTCGTTTTGAAGTAATCAGACATGATGTTATAAATCCTATACACGTTGAAGTAGATGAAATATATAATTTAGCCTGCCCAGCCTCCCCAGTACATTATCAACGTGATCCTGTTAAAACCATTAATACCTCAATAATGGGGGCTATTAATGTATTAGAGTTAGCAAAAAGACTAAATGCAAAAGTCCTCCAAGCATCCACAAGTGAAGTATATGGTGATCCTTTAGAACATCCACAAAAAGAATCTTATTGGGGTAATGTCAATCCTGTAGGAATTCGTTCATGTTATGATGAAAGTAAACGTTGTGCTGAAACCTTATTTATGGATTACAATCTCCAATACGAAGTAAAGATAAAAATAGTAAGAATTTCTAATACCTATGGACCTAAGATGCAAATAAATGATGGCAGGGTTATCAGTAACTTCATTATTCAAGCATTGAAAGGAGAAGATATAACCATTTATGGTGATGGAAAACAATCACGAAGCTTTCAATATATTTCAGATCTAATTGGAGGATTAATAAAAACAATGAGTTCAACA